TAAGAAGAAGTTCTTAAGGGTTATGAATGAATACTTAGGGAATCCCTTCTATTTTGTATGGAGATATGACTCCAGAGGTAGAAGCTATTCCTCTGGATACGAGTTAAACCTTCAAAGTAATGAATACGGTAAGGCCCTTATCTCGTTATACAATTCAGAGCTAATTAATAACATTCCAAACCTGTACATTGCTATCGCTAATCATGCTGGCAAAGATAAACTTACATGGGCAGAACGTGTCAAATGGGTATCTGAGCAAGATGTAGATGCTATAGAATGGGAAGAGCCTATTCTAGGTAGGAAGGCTATTAGAGCATTAAAAGCTGCAGTTGCAGGAAAGACTTCTGGCTATGTAATGAGCTTAGATGCAACATCATCTGGAATACAAATCATGGCTGTTATCTCAGGCTGTAGGGAAACAGCTAAATTAGTAAACTGTATAGATCCTACTAAAAGATATGATCTCTATACAGAAGTAGCTGATTTAATGAATCAGAAGCTATTAAAGCCTCTACCTAGAAAGATAGTAAAACAAGTCGCTATGACTCATTACTATAATTCTAGGGCTACGCCTAAAGCTTTGTTATCAGATGAAGAGTTAAAAGTATTCTATGAAGTGATGGAAGGATTGCTTCCAGGTGCTGAAGACGTTATGAATACTATTAATGACTGTTGGGACTCTACAGCAGATGGCCATACATGGGTAATGCCCGATGGCCATACAGCCTATGTACCTGTAGTAGAAGCAGTAAATGCTACATATACAGACGATGAGCTAGGGGAAATACCATTAAGGTATTATCACCAGACTAGTTCTGAAAACTATAGATCTCTATGCCCTAATGTTATCCATTCAATAGATGGTTACATAGCTAGGGAGATGATCCGACGCTGTGACTTCCAACTCAGTCATATCCATGATTGCTTTGTATTCAGTCCTGATCATTTACAAGATGTCTCTAGAACCTATCGAGAGATTATGGCAGAGATTGCTGGTGGAGACCTATTTAGGGATATCCTAAGGCAAATTACTGGTAATGATCAACTAACAATTACTAAAGCTAGTCTTGATCTAGATAAAGCGATCTTAAAGAGTTCGTACATGCTTTCGTAATACTTATAGACTCCCTTAACGGGGAGTCTATATTTTCTTAACGTAAACTCTCATACTTAACATTACGATGTTCCAAACACCACACGCTGCTACTACTTAGGAGAAGTTTAATGTCGTTTTTTGTAGTAAACTCATGCACTGTAAAAGCCTGTCTAAATTGGAGAATGGGCGATACATGTGTGAAACATAATATGCATATTCCTACCTGTGCAAAGCATCTAGCTAATATGCACGACAGCTCTGTTTGCGAAGTACGCAGGCAGATTGATAAATACAGACTTGAACAAATGTTGGAGAAATAATATGCGTATTGGGCAGTACGAACTTAGAAATATGAAACGTAAAATACTAGAAGATTTATATAACGCGCCAGAAGCTGAACTTGATAAGCGTCGAGCTAGTGTAGCTCAAACAAACAGGCAATACTATATAGAGCCTTTAGAGGCTATTTTAGATAAATTGCCTATAGAAATGATTACCTACCATCAGGACTATTGTCTAGTGATTAATTATAATGTAAATCCAACAAACCCAACTGCAGGCGTCGCAGAGACATGGAAGTATAAGTCACAAAAACCTGTCCTAAATCCTCACGAAGTTACTACACGACGTAATTACAATAGTTTCGAGCCAGCAAGAAATACCTTAAATCCCCGATTACAAAGTATGGCCGCTCAATTATGTAATGACATTGTTGCTTTGCGTATTGAAAAAGCAGAGTTACAGAAATTCTTACATGACACTACATATAAATATTCCGGGTCTTTGCAACTAAGAAAGATATGGCCAGAGGCGTTTCATAAGTATCTACCAGTTGAACCTGCTCCAGTTCCTAGAGCTAAAAGAGGAAGTAAGGTTCCTAATCCTAATGTTCCTGCAGATCCCGAAACACCTACTTTTCTGAAGACCCGTCTTACAACTAACCTACTTGAAGGGAACTAATATGTTTGAAGTAAATGCTGTGGAGTTACAAGCATGCCTAATAGAAGATCTAAAAGTAGGACTTACTCCAATGGTGGCGTCTAGCCCAGGAATGGGTAAATCCGATATTATTAGAGCTATTGCTGATGTATTTAGACTTAAGGTAATTGATTTCCGTGTATCTCAGTGTGAACCTGTAGATATGCAAGGTTACCCTGGAGTATTGAACGGTCGTATGACTTTCCATATCCCAGAGTATTTCCCAATAGAAGGTGATGCAGTTCCTGAAGGATATGAAGGCTGGTTACTATTCTTAGATGAATTCAATTCAGGTAATAAGCAAACAGAAGCAGCTGCGTATAAATTGATATTAGATAGAGAAGTTTACAAGCACAAATTGCATCCTAGATGCTTAATTGCTGCAGCAGGTAACTTGACTACTGATAGAGCTATTGTAAATACGCAGAGTACAGCCACTACCTCACGTATGACTCATTACCGAATGCGGATTGATCATAAAGTGTGGGTGGACTGGGCAAATGCTAATGAAATAGATCATCGTATTATTTCTCTGATTAAGTTTAAGCCAGAGATCTTACATAAGTTCGATCCAGCACATAATGAGTTAACTTTCCCATGTCCTCGTACGTGGGAGTTTGCTTCTAAAGTTATTTCTGGTAAAGATAAGATTGATCACATTACTAAAACTCGCTTGGCTGGTACAATCGGAGAAGGCGCAGCAGTAGAGCTAGCAACTTATTCTGAAATCTACCAGAACTTACCTACGATTGAAGAAATCCTAGAGAATCCTAAATCAGGGTGGAAAGTACCTAGGGAACCTAGTGAGCAATACGCTGTTACAACTATGCTCGCGCACAACACTACTATAGATAATATCTATAAAATAGTAACTGCCATTGAAAGACTACCAATAGAATTTCAAGGAATTACTCTTAAAGATATTTATAAAAGAACCCCTGAATTAAAAGGGCATGCTGCTATCGTACAATGGATTAGTACGAATGCATCAGTCATGTTTTAGGAGATCTATAATGAGTAACATAATTAAACCTATGCTAGCTGCTACAGCTACTGATGAACAAATTCGTACTTTACTAAGTACATTTGGAAAAATGAATGCTTCTCCTAAATTGGATGGAATTCGTTGCACGATTCAACAAGGAAAAGCATTATCTAGATCTTTAAAGCTCATTCGTAATGAGCATGTTCAAGCTATCCTGGGAGATCCAGCTCTTAATGGATTAGATGGAGAGCTAATTGTAGGCAGTCCTACCGCGCATGATGTATATCGAACTACTACTAGCGCAATAATGCGGACAATAGGTATTCCCGATTTCACATTTTGGATATTTGATAATTGTAAAGATGAGCACTCTTACACCATCAGACGAGAAACCTTACATGCTATTCATCCAAAGGTGGCTGTACTAGAATCAGTTGTTGTTACTAATATGGCAGAATTGCACATTTATGAAGAAGCTTGTTTAACAGCAGGATTCGAAGGTGTAATTCTACGAGATCCAAATAGTATGTACAAGCATGGTAGAGCTACTGCTAAGCAAGGTGAACTTGTTAAAGTAAAACGGTTTACAGATGCTGAAGCTATTATTATTGATGTAGTTGAATTTCAACATAATTGTAATGAGAAGGTAACTAATGAGCTGGGACGATCTCAGCGTTCTTCACATAAAGAAAACAAAATACCAGGCGGTAAGCTTGGTGCATTTATATGCGAGGAAGTAGCTACTGGTATCACCTTTAATATAGGTACCGGGTTTACTGATGAGTTAAGAAATCAGTATTGGCAAAACCGTAGTAAATTAATTGGTCAAACTATTAAATATAAATCATTTAAAGTTGGTGTGAAAGACGCACCACGACATCCAGTGTTCTTAGGAATGCGTGATGAATCTGATCTGTCTTAGGAGACATGCATGTATACGGATTTAGAAGCGAAATTACTTAAAGCAAAGATAGAACTGATGACTAGATCAGCATTCATATCTACAATAGCTTTAAGTTTACGTCACGTTATTACTGATGCAACTAAAACTGCAGATGTTAACGGAACGGTTGTTCGATATAATCCAGAGTTCCTCAAAGGACAGACAGTTGCTCAGTTTGCTGGGCTGGTTGCCCATGAATGCTGGCATGTTGCGTTTCAACATATTGCTCGTAGAGGATCGCGTGATCCTGTTATTTGGAATGTAGCTGGGGATTACATTATTAATCACATGTTAACGAAGGCTGGTTTTGAAATTCCAATAGCAGGGCTATTAAGTACAAAATATGGAGATGGATGGTCTACTGATGAAGTCTACGATGATCTGATTAAAGAGAAGACTGACTTCGATACTAGTAAACTTATGCTCGACATTGTAGGAGAAGACGCTGCTAATGAAACAGAAGATGGAATTACTCTTGATTCAGAAGTTACGAATATTATTATTCGAGCACATACTCAAGCACTAGTGGCTAGCAGTGATGCAGCTGGAGAGATTCCCGGAGAGATCTTAAGAATAATAAAAGAACTCTTAAATCCTAAACTACCTTGGCCAGTAATACTGAATAGGTTTTTAGATCAACGAACTCGAGAAGAATACTCTTGGGCTCGTAGAAATCGTAGATTTGGATCTACCTATATGCCTAGCTTACATAGCTATGGTCTAGGCCATCTTACATTTGCTATCGATACCAGTGGTAGTCAAGGAGAGGACGAGCTTAAAGGAACTCTCAGTGAGATTAAGGGCATTCAGGAAGTATTTAACCCTGAACATATGACTATTATTGATTGTGATTCGCGTATACATACTGTGTATGAGATAGATCAAAATACTGACATTATGTCTCTAGACTTTCATGGAGGTGGGGGTACTAGATTTCAACCAGTGTTGGATTATGTGTCTAAACATCCTACACAAGCTCTTGTGTATTTCACTGATTTATTCGGAGAGACTAATCTTGAAGAAGTAGATTATCCTATTTTATGGATATGTAATTCTACCCATGAACCCGCAAGTATTGGGGAAACTGTTTACATTAATTAAGGAACTTGAATGTCCGAATTAACTACAGTACTCCTAATTAAAGAAAGCGCTATGGGAGCAGTAGCAATCGATGATCATTACCTCAAGACTCTGGATAGAGAAGGTATTCCTAAAGAATCTGTAATGATTATGCCATTAATGTATAACACCCCGATTAAAGTACTAGCTAAAACTGGTAAGGCTTATTTAGATAAATTGCTTACTAAAATACCAGATAGTGTAACTAACTTGATTGTGGCTGATAGTAGCTATTTCAAGTTTATTACTAATACTACTAAGGTTTCTGCCAGTCATGGCATTACCGTTTCCGGAGTTTATAGTGGATACGATAAGTTTGCTTGCGTATACGTTCCTAGCCACAAAACTCTATTTAAGCAACCTGAGAATATTCAATTAATAGATCTAGGTATTAAGGCTTTAACTGGTACAGGCGCTTCTGTACAAATTCACTCATCCGAGTTCGGATTCCAGTATGGATCTGATCGAGAGATCTTAGACTCACTGCATAAGTATCCAATACTCGCTGCAGATATAGAGACTACAGGCCTCAGCCTCGACGCTGCGATAGTATCTGTAGCGTTCGCTTGGACTAAGCATGATGGTGTTGCTGTCGATCTGTCCATTACTGGAAGTTATTATCTTAAGAAGTTCCTTGAAAGTTACAAAGGTAAATTGTTATTTCATAACGGCCTGTTTGATGCAAAGTTACTTATCCGTAATTTATGGATGGAACACGCAGCTGATTGGAAAGGAATGGTAGAAGGTCTACGATACTTTAGAGACTTTGATGACACTATGATATTGGCGTACTTAGCAAGAAACGCCACTACCAAAGTAAAACTTAGCCTTAAAGATATTGCACTGGAATATGTAGGTAACTATGCTCTCGAACTAGAAGATATTACTAAATATACTAAGAAAGAGATTCTGCAATATAACTTAATTGATGTACTCGCTACATTCTATGTTTGGGATAAGTATAAAGAAGAAGCTACTTCCAGACCGTACTTAGAAATATTTCAACCTAGTTTGTATCCTCTACTTAAGATGATGCTCGTAGGCTTGCCTATGGACTCTGACCGAGTAAGAGAAGTAAATACTATTCTTACTGCTAAAGAGAAAGTATTGACTGAGCAGATTCAAGAGAATACCTGTGTAACTTTTTATAATACTAAGTTACGAGAAGAGACTTGTGATAAAGCCAATGAGAAACTCAAGAAAAAGGTTAAGCCTCTTGTTGACTTTGATCATGTTCAATTCAATCCAGCTAGTGCAATGCAAATATCTAAATTACTATTTGATACTTTGGAATTGCCTGTCCTAGAGAAAACAAAAACAGACTCTAATGCTACCGGCGCGGACATACTTAAGGATCTAGCTAATCATACTAACGATCAAAACATTATAGATCTACTTTCGTTCTTAGTAGACAGAGCAGAAATAGCTAAAATTAACGGTACTTTCATTAAGGCATTTATGCAGGAAGAAAACTTCCTTCATGGAAGTCTCAGGCTAGGCGGTACACAGTCAGGAAGACTATCTAGTAGTGAACCTAATCTTACAAATCTACCGGCTCATGGGCCTATGGGCAAGCTGGTTAAAAGTTGTATTGTAGCTCCACCAGGCTTCCTATTTGCAGGAGCAGATTTCTCAGCTTTAGAGGAACGTATTGGCGCTATCTTAAGTAAAGATCCTAATAGAATTAAAGTCTATACAGATGGATTTGATGGTCATTCCATGAGAGCTCAGAAATACTTTGCAAATCAAATGCCGGATATAAATCCAAACGATGTAGATAGTATTAACTCCATCGCTGCTAAATATCCAAATTTACGGAAAGATTCTAAGCCACCTACATTTGCAATGCAATATGGAGGTACCTGGCACACTCTACATAAAAGAGCTGGGTTCCCAGTGGATCAAGCTAAAGAAATTGAAAAGGCTTACCATGAATTGTATGCAGTTTCTGATGAATTTGCCGCAAAGAATAAACTACTTATGGAGAAGGATGGATTTGTAGAATGTGCCTTTGGTCTCAAGCTACGAACTCCGATTATCTCTCAGTGTGTGCTAGGTAACTCTAGAACACCCTATGAAGCAGAAGGTGAAGCACGTAGTGCCAATAACGCCATAACTCAATCGTGGGGCATGCTCCTTAACAGAGCTATGATAGCCACTAATAAACGCATTGAGGATGCCGGCTACGGTATTCGTATTCTCCCAATTAATATGATCCATGATGCAGGCTATTTTCTGGTAGAGGATAGTCCTGAATGTATTAAATTCCTCAACGATACGCTTATTGAAGAGATGTGCTGGAACGATGATGATCTGATTAGATCAACAGATGTGCCCATGGAAGCCTCACTAGAGATAGGCAGATCTTGGGATAAATTAACTAATTTACATAACAATGCAACTATTAAGGAAATAACTGATGTCCTTCCAATTCTCACAGGATCAACTTGATGCTGTAAACGGTATTTGCGATACGTTACTTGATTCTAATATCGGTAGTCATGCGTTAGCTGTGCTTACGGGACCAGCTGGTACTGGTAAAACTACCGTAGTAACTGAAGTACTTAATCAGATTTATAATAAATCTCCATTATCTAAAGTATCCCTATGCGCTACAACTAATAGAGCTGCAACCGTTCTTAGTGATATCACTGGAAAAAGGGTATTGACTGTACATGCTATGTTTAAGTTAAGACCAAGTATTACTAAGTACGGAAATGAAATTCTTAAAAGTACTGGCGTATGCTCAATTCCAAATGGAACTATTCTAGTTATTGACGAAGCGTCTATGCTATCTAATAGTTTTCTAACGGCTGTTGTCGATATTATTAAAAAGAAAGCTCTAAAGATCTTATTCGTAGGAGATCCATTTCAGCTTCCTCCCATATCCGATATATGCAGTATATTTGATGGTTCTTTAACAACATTTACACTTAGTACTTCCCATCGGCAATCTATAGGTAATCCGATTCTTGATAAAGCTAATGAATTCAGAGAATATATTGAAGGTATTAGGAAGACAGCACCAGACATCATTACATCGATTAACACTAAAGGAGAAGGAATTCACGTACTTCCACATACAAATTTCGTTACACAATTCGTCCAAAAGTATGTAAACTACGATGCCGGGGATGAGGTGGATATTCCACTTTGTACCTACACCAATGAGTCTGCAATTAACTACAATAATATGATCCGGAAGGCTGCGTATTTTCTTGAAGATACGATTCAACCCTTCTATGTAGGTGAGCGATTAGTGTCTAATAGCAGTGTGCTACAGGGCATGACGACCGTGTTAACTAGTAATGAAGTAGTACGTGTTACCTCTTACATAGAAGCTAAAATAGAAGATATGATTGGTTATAAAGTAACTGTAATGGGTGATTATAGCACTGCTACTAAGACGAAGATTAAAACAGTATTTGTTCCTAAAAATAAAGGAATAAAAGATAAAGCTTTAAAAGTACTGAAGGATATTGCTGTTACTAATAAGTCTCGAAATGGTTGGACAGATTTCTATAGAGTTAAACAACTCATAGCAGATCTACGTCCACCATTTGCAGGTACAACTCACAAAGCTCAAGGTGGAACGTTTCCAGCAATATTTATTGATCTAACTAATATAAATAAATGCAGAGACGCTCATATCCGAGCACGACTTATGTATGTAGCGCTAACTCGAGCCACTACTAACGTATATATAAACTCATGAGCTATATTAAAAATTCATTACCCGATGATTGGGAACCTGAACGTAATTATCAATCTCCTAAAAACTATGTATGTATAGGAACTGAAGAAATAGAGGCTAAATGGTTACCTAGATGGTATGAAGTACCATTTGACGAATGCTGTTTTCCTGGAGAAATACCTAGTCAACATATAAGAGACCATGTAATCAAAGTTACTCCTCTAATAAAATTAACATATAGACCAGATGGTGATTACAAAGAACATCTTAAAATACTTAAAACAGAAAAACTATTAAATGAATACCGATCTGAGTGACATACAATTATTCCGAGAACTTGGCCAAACTATAAAGACTTTTAATAAGAAGCCATTAACTCCCATGTTAGTTCAAGTATTTCGAGAAAATATTAAAGTAATAATTAGACAGAAGAGAAATAAAATATCTAGAAGAAATGCTGAAAGAAATTTTTGGATAGTTTTAGATTGCAATTCAGGTAAGACATTAAAAGAGATAGCTAAAAAGAACCGACTAACCCCAATAAGTATTTCACATATATTATGGAAACAGACATACATGGCTAGCCACCCTAATAGATGGCCCATAGAAGAATACACAGAATTTCAAAACAGACTTAAAACAGAAAGGTTACTAAATGGCATTTGAATATACAAATAAAAATAATATATCACTAGCATTGGCTGTATTTCTAATGCATGACAGCTATGATTATGATGATCGTAGTAATGTTATTAGTGCTACAGGATTACTTAAATCAATTCGTCAGATAGTTTTAGCACACCAGAATAAAGATTTAGCTAAAACTGTGGACATAGCTGATCTAGTTCCTTCTAGGATGGGATCTGCTATCCATACTGGCTGTGAAGAAGCATGGTTAGATCGTAAGAATGTACTAGAAGCACTAAAAGTATTTGGAGCTGCAGATACCGTTACAGACAGTATCCGAGTTAACCCAGAAACACTTGTTCCTGGAGAGATGCCTGTTTACGTAGAGCAACGAGCAGAAAAGGAAATTAATAATACAATTATTTCCGGTAAATATGATCTAGTACTGGATGGTGTATTGAATGATTATAAATCTACCAGTGTCTGGACATACATTTATGACAGCAATTCTGATAACTATATCAAGCAAGGCAGTATTTATAAGTGGCTAAGCCCAGATAAAATCACTAGTGACATTATTAATATTAACTATATATTTACAGATTGGTCAGCTGCTAGAGCTAGGCAAGATCCTAAACAATACCCCCAACAACGGGTACTAACAAAAGAATATCCGTTATGGAGTACAAAGGAAACAGAGCAGTGGATTACCAGTAAATTAGAATCTTACCAATCCTTACTGAATTCACCTCAACAAGATCTACCAGAGTGTGATGACACAGAACTGTGGGCTTCAGAAACAGTCTACAAGTACTACAAAAACCCTAAAAATACTGCTAAATCTACTAAGAATTTCGCTACAATGGACGAGGCACTGATGCGCCAATCTGCAGATGGGAATGTAGGCACAGTTAAAGAAGTTCCAGGAGAGGTAAAAGCTTGTCGTTATTGTTCAGTAGTGGGTATCTGCACTCAAGCAGAAACTATGTTAGCAAGCGGTAGATTGAACTTATAAGGATATTTCTAAAAATAACTATGAAAGATTTTTACTACATGTCGATAATTGCAGTACTCATATGGAGCTTAAGCATAGCTATTGTACTGGGGCGTAAACAAAACAATAATTCTAACTCTAGGTATGTACTAACGTTACAAGCTCAGTTAGTAAAATCAGCTAATCTGATGGAGCAGTTTAAGTTTAGATCTGATAATATTATCTTATTAGCTAATCAGGCTAGTGCTATAACAGAACAAGCCCAGAAAGATCTAAAACAATGTAGGACAGCTGGATGGCATGTATTTTAAAAATATTAATGATCCTCGAGGTAGTAGAGGTTGGCTTACCCCGTAAGGAAAGCTAGAGAACCTCAAAGCTCTGAACACGACCTCTATTATCTTTAAACACCTAATTGAAAGGAAAGAACTGTGATTTCTGGGATTAAAATTTATACTCCAGATGGCGATTTAAAGGAAGAGATATCTAAGGAAACTGCTGTAAAGCTCTATAATCAACAAAATACAACTAATTGGAAATTATCTAAAGCAGAACAACAGTGGTGGGATAGATTCAAAGTTAAAGAAGAACTGGGAGACTACCAAAAAAAGGGACTACGACCTTGGATTAAAAGAACTTATAAAAAACGTAAAGCAATCTATAAAATAGTGTGCCAAATTTGCCATGTAAAGGCTACTATGATGAGCGCTACTGCCAAGTTCTGTGGAAACAAATGTGCTGGAATTAGCAGAAGAATGTCTGCAAAAAAACGTAGTATTATTTCTTAAATTTGGTTGGCCATGAGTCATACTAGTTATGGGCCATTAAAGTAATAGCGATACAAATGCGTAGCTCACTATCACGCCAAACTTATTTATTTAAGGGGAATATATGAGTATAGACGAGTTACAAAAAGATATTCTTAAATTTAAAAAAGTTATTTTAGAAATTCCAATAAAACACTACTATCAAGAAAAGTATGCAAGGAAAGTTACTCAAATTTTTAATAATATATTTGCTGCCAATTCTAGTAATAAAAAACCAGTACTTGATAGATCAGATAAATGCCCACATAAACTTGAACCTCCTACCAATCAAAAAATAGAGGACTCCTACAATTAATTAAGAGCCCTTGTAGCTCAGTTGGTAGAGTGGCTGCTTTTAATAGCAGCAGGTCGGAGGTTCAATCCCTTCCAAGGGCCTCAACCTATCTCAAATATATAGGCAGTAGCTATCGATATTAATGGACTTTTTACTAAGGTGAATGGTTTTGTTGATTCTATTTTGAACGATAGCTACTGTCTTTAAGGAAATAGCTATGGGTACCAATCAAAGTAGTTTAGATACTGACACAGCATCTCTACCTAAATGGAAAAGACATTATATTAAAAGAAGAAAAAAAGTCATCGAATATTTAGGAGGTCATTGTGTTAACTGTAAAACTATAGACTCTTTACAAATTGACCACATTGATCCTGATTCTAAATTATTTGCTGTGAGTGAAGTGTTAACTCATGCATGGACAAAAATTGAACCAGAGCTTAATAAATGTCAACTCCTCTGTAAAGACTGCCATGTGGAAAAAAATAAGACCGATGGGTCCCATGCTAAAATGATGCATTCATTTGCGAACAGAGTTCCTCTAGAAAGAGACCGCCAAGGGCGTTTTAAAAGGAGACAAACATGAGTAACGATATCCCAGAAGAAATTAAACAAGTACTAAAACAGATAACTCCTACATATAAGCAACATGGGCAATACCAGATGTGTTTAGGTGGTCTAATAAAAGCGTTACAGAGAGAACGCATTGGACTATTGGTTAAGATAGATGCAGTAGGGTACCCAGGTAGACCCCACAGTTATTACGGTTACCCTGCTGATCTAGCATTCGTACCATCAGTAGATCCAATAACTGTAGCTCAGTTTATTGCCGTATGTGAAACAGCTATACAATCATCCTTTATAGGCCCAGATCATGCTACTGATTATTTCCGAGATTACACTATGCAGGCAAATACACCCGTATGGATATCTCATGTAGATAAGCCTAGTAAAACGGGTATTACAGATGTTGTAGTTGTAGATGATTATATTAAATTAGTTACTGAAATTATAAATGAGGAGATTAGTGATGGTGATTAGTGATAATCAAAAATTAAACTATGTCGAAGTAATACTGGAAGAGTGCGCAGCATCTAACGAACCAGAACAAGTACTCATTGATGTAGCTATACAATTCTTAAAAGATTTGCAGGAGAGTAAAGATGACTGATGATGAGATGACTGATGAAGAAATTTTACAAGATCGTGCAGCTAAGTATGGCCCACCTAAACGGTGCTTTGAAACCTGGTCAACAATGTGTGAAACACTTAATCAATATGCTAAAGAATCAGGAAATGTAAATCTTCCTCATCTATATGCTCTAAAAATGGATTTACTAAAAATTGTAAGATCCGCCTGGAATCCAAATATTGAAGACAACTATAAAGATGGACGAAATTATTTAACAATTGCCCATCAATGTACTGAGGATAAACATGACTAAAAAACAATACCATCCTTTTTCAGAAAAGATTGTCGATATCCTTGTTAGAAAAGTAAACAATGATAATCGGCATTTTTTTAGAATTCTAGTTGGATATTATTTATCTAAAGTAGCATCCATGATGCGATGCAACATACAAACAAATGATAGGGATGTAATCCCAGTTAATACGTATGTACTTAACCTAATGGTATCTGGTACCGGTAAGGGTCACTCTACTAATATATTAGAACGAGAGTTTGTATCCCATTTTAAAAAGGAATTTCTAAATTCTGTATTCCCTAGGAAAGCAGAAGAGAATATTGAAATACTAGCTCAAGAGAGAGCTCGAGCTAGAGTATCTAGTGGACAAACTCTATTGTCTATTGGTGAAGAGTATGCAATTCAAAAAGATAAATTTCAAAGTCACTTTGATCGTCTAGGTGAATTAGCATTTAGTTTCGATAGCGGTACTTCTCCAGCTGTTAAGCAGATGAGAGAGAAACTACTATTAGCATCTGCAGGTTCTATGAACTTAGAGCTAGATGAAGTCGGATCTAACATGTCTGCTAATGTAGATGTACTTAATACATTTCTAGAATTGTATGATATTGGTTTGATAAAACAAAAACTCATTAAGAATACTGCAGAAAATATTAGATCAGAAGAACTACCAGGTAATACCCCTACTAATCTCATGATGTTTGGTACTCCTACCAAGCTATTAGATGGGGGGCGTATAGAAGAAGAGTTTAAACAATTTCTAGAAACTGGTTATGCTCGTAGATTGCTATTCGGATATACAGTAGATAGCCACAGGACTAAATACGCTTCAGCAGAAGAACGCTATGCACAGATGGTAGATATTAATCTAGCTACTGATGTTCATATGATACAAAACAAGTTTACTGATTTTGCTAAGAGACCATTCAATCCTATCTTGCAAATGTCTAAAGAGAATTCAATTTATTTAATTGAATACCAAATGAAATGTGAGGCAGCAGCTGATGAATTTAAAGATCATATGGCCCTACATAAAGCAGAGATGTCACACCGGTATTACAAAGCTCTTAAGTTAGCTGGAGCTTATACATTTGCGGATAACTCTACTGAAGTAACTAAAGAACATTTAGATTACGCAATTAGTGTAGTTGAAGATTCTGGAGAAGCCTTTCATATGCTCATGAGAAAGCAAGGACCGTATGAACGACTAGCTCACTATTTAGCTGATTGTGATAACGAAGTTACACAACACGAGTTAGTAGAAGAGCTCCCTTTCTATAAGGGATCTGAAACACAGCGTAAAGATCTAATGACACTAGCAATGTCATTTGGATATAAAAATAATATTATTATTAAGAGACGCTCTATTGACGATATCGAATTCTTCATAGGAGAAACCTTAATAGAAACAGATCTAGATAGTTTAACAACTGCGATTAGTAAAGACATAGCTCATGACTACCAAATAGATCACCCTCCATTTGATAAATTACATAAGTTAACAACTGCCGAAGGGTACCACTACACAGCTCATGGATTTGTTAATGGTCATCGTAAAAGTGAGAATGCTATCCCAGGATTTGATCTTCTAATTCTAGACTGTGATGGAGATATCAACATCTCCACAGTTAAGATTCTATTAGAAGATTACGCATTTCTAGTTTCTACAACTAAGAGACATACAGCAGAAATTAATAGGTTCAGATTAATACTGCCACTATCTCATAGGCTCAAATTATCATCTAGTGAGTATTCCCGGTTCATGGTTAATGTATTTGAATGGTTACCATTCCCAGTAGATGAAGCTGCTAAAGATATAGCAAGAAAGTGGGCTTCTCATCCAGGACAGCATGAATACAACCCAGGCACTGTTATAGATGCAACTATGTTCATACCAGAAACTAAACGATCTGATGAAACTAAAGCTCAAATTAGTGCAACTGGAGTCAATAATATTGAACGGTGGTTTAAGACGAATACTTCTAGCGGAAACAGAGCTAACCACCTATACAGATATGGAATGGTCATGGTAGATGCACAAATGCAATTGGGAGAAATAGTAGAGAAATTGGAATCATTCAATAACTCCCTAGATATCCCACTACCAGAAGATCAATTTATGAATAGTACAATTAAATCAATCAGTAAAGAACTAACTAAACGAGGGGTAAGTAATGAATAATAACCATTTGGTACTGATTTCAGGTAAATCTAGCTCCGGTAAGAGTGCTAGTTTACTAGCTATAGATAACCCTGAGGGTGTTATGTACCTAAATTGTGAAAATGGTAAGAAATTACCATTCAGATCTAAGTTTAAAGAACTAACAATTACAGATCCAGATATGGTGTACCAAGCATTTACAGAGGCCGAAAAGATGGCTGATGTTCATACGATTGTTATAGATACACTTACATATTTAATGGACATGTATGAGAGTACTAAAGTCATTAACTCCACTAATACAATGCAAGCTTGGGGTCAGTATGCCCAATACATGAAGATGCTCATGTCTCAGATAGTAGCTAAATCTACTAAAAATGTAGTATTCCTAGCTCATACTTCTGATGTGCTTAATGAAGCTGAAATGATCAATGAGACCCTAGTTAAGGTCAAAGGATCACTGATGAATCAGGGTATAGAGAGCTTCTTTACAACAGTGCTATCTACTAAAAAGATCCCACTAGCTAAGTTAGACGACAAGGTAGCTAAATCCCCTGGGTACACGGTTACACCAGAGGATAAGGCACTTGGATTTAAGTACGTGTACCAAACTAGGTTAACAAAAGAGACTGTTAATGAGCGTATTAGAAGCCCTATGGGTATGTGGGATATGAAGGAAACTTACATAGATAATAACTTGCAGCACGTTATTAATCGACTACATGAGTACTATAAATAGTTTAAAATCAGTCTCGTCTAGTATAAGATGCTACTGTGGTATCGCAGTATTAGAGCCACAGTAAATAAATCTACTGCGGGATGGGACTGTGAACCCTCCTTATGGGGTCCTTCTCCTACACGGGACCTATTCTAACTGAAGAGTTATTAATCACTAGTCCTTCTTTTGATGGCTGCACGGCTGTTAAAGGAAGGCAATCATGTTAGACCTCGCCTGGAACAGTAGTAGTAATTTAGGTACTAATCTCCCTCTGCCTACTACTACTGTTCTAAGTCTAAACTCCCGAAATACCCAATAAATTATAATAAAATAAGGAGAGATCATGTCTGAATTTTCCGATAAAGATAGTACTAAACACGGTCTTATCGAAGATGTAGTATCTACGGCTGTAGAACTTGGTTTTGCTGTAGTCCAAGAAGTAGCAGCAGAAGCATTGATTAAAAAACCCGGTCTATCTCTAAAAGAATTTACTAAATTATTAGATCAGTACATTCAAAAACAAAGAGATAGATCCAATTAAGAGCATATTGCTCTATTACTAGTTAAACATAAGGATATAAATTATGAGTGAATGGGAACTTCCTAAAGGTGTAGAAACACAATCTATAGAGCGTGTAGGTGGTGGATTTGCATGGGAATCTGGAGTCTACGATGTAACTGTTAAGATGGTATATCTGAATCAGTCTGCAAAAGAGGCAATAAGTTTTAACGTTATATTGCAAAATTCTGCGGGCAAAGAGCTCAAAGAAGCTTTCTGGATTAAATCTGGTAAAGCTAAAGGCAATAAAACCTACTATACAAAAGATGGTAAAGACTACCCTCTACCAGGGTATTCCACTGCCAATTCTATGTGTGTAGCTGTTACAGGTGAAAGCTTAGCTAAATGCATGGAATCTGTAGAGAAAAAGACCATCAATGTATACAATGTTGAACTGAAGAAGGAAGCACCTTCCGAACGTCCAGTATTGACAGGTTTGCTAAGTAAGCCAGTTAAGGTCGCAGTTCATCAGGTTCTAGAAGACAAAGTAGCTAAAACTGCTAATGGCCAGTATGAGGCCACAGGTGAATCTCGTACTGTTAACGAGTGTAAATTCTTCGGTAATCCAGAAGGCAAAACTGCTGAAGAGATCACTAGTGATGCGCCAGCTACTATGTTCGATAAATGGGCTGCTAAGAACACGGGCACAGTTATTGATAAAAGTAGCAAAGCTAAAACAACTTCAGCTGCAGCTATTATGGGTAGCACTCCTGCTGATAGTAATGATGCACAAGGTTCATTATTTACTTAGGAAATAACTATGCTAATTGCAGGTATAGACCCAGGAACTAATGGTGCAATTGCTGTACTGGATTCTAAGAATCCAGGCAGCGTTGCTCTGTTAGACCTAAAGAGTAATAGTATTTGTGATACATGGAACTGGTTACATACTGAAGGACTAGCATTAGGAGCTAGTACAGTATGGGTAGAAGATGTTCATTCCTTATTTGGAATGTCAGCTAAATCTAATTTTGGATTTGGTAGAAACCTAGGAACTGTACTGACTATTGCGGAGTTACTTACAGGGAATTCCCCTGGTACAGTTACTCCTAAAATCTGGCAGAAATACATAGGTGTTACTGCTAAAGGTAAAGATATTAAGAAACAAGTTGCTGAGATAGCTACAAGTCTATACCCAGCAGCTAATGTATATGGTAAACGTGGAGGATTACTTGATGGGCGATCTGATGCATTAATGATTGCTCACTATGGTTTGAGTCATTATGACAGCTAAAAAATCTAATATACTAGATACAGTAATTAGTATTCCAGTTACTAAACCTACACGACTATGCCAGTGCGGTACATGGTCTACTGTATACCCGGCTGAATACACTTACACAAGGAGGAGGAGTAATGAAAATAGAGATAGAAATCGACCTAGAATCCATAGTAATAGAAGCACTTAAAAAGAAAGAAATATCTGATATATATGTCCCACCCGTAAAAGTTGAAATACCTTCGTCTACAGAACCACCTAAAGTATGGACAGAAGCTCTAATGAAAAATACCAGATCACCATGGGAATACGGGCGTAAGAATGGAAAACGGCGTACTTTAGAAGAGATGGCTTTACATGAACTAGAAAAAGAAAAAGGTCGTAGACTAACTCCTGAAGAGAAAGGAGAGACCAAAGCTCAAGTACATCTAGAAGAGACTGCAGAAAATACAGTTAGAGATGCTATTATTAAGAAAGCTCGAATAGATACGCTAGCTGCTGAAGGTATGGCTGCAGCATCTAAAGAATTAGCTGAAGAAGAACGTAGAGACTCGGAATCAGTTAATGGGAATGGCTACGCAGAAAGAAAAGAAGATGAAACAGAAAACGAAGCTACTATACCTAAAACAGATAAGTTAAATACTGACTCACTATTCCGATGAAAAATATTGATCCAGAATTGTATAAGAGATTAGAAGACTTAAAATTCCATGAAAAAATGCATGACCAACTAGGACTTAATTCACTAATTACTGAAAAAAATTCTACAGCTGAAGTTAAATCCAATACCTGGGTTAAAATTAAAATTGTGCTAATCACAGGTTTAATAATCATTGGAATCCTTATTGGTATAGCTGCTAGTATTTTACTACTGCCTATTGCTATTTTCGTAGTAGTAGCACTTGTCTTATTTATAGTAGGTAAACTGTTACTATCAAGGTAGAAATGCTTAAAATACAATACCCCCTAAAAATAGCTTTAATACAGGGGCTAATTGTATTAGTGCCTACTTATACCGTAGCATTCCTAACAGATAAGATGGTATGGACTATTCCTATGCTAGCTGCAGCAAGTTTTGTTGCAGCGAGTATTAAGAAGGACCTTACTGAACGTAAGATC